CAAAGGCACATGAAGTAGGTTATCATACATTGTTCCTTCCGTTAGTACACTTAGCATATACTAAGAATAACAAACTTATCCGTAAAATATTAGAACATGGTACACGAAGACGTACTGCAGATTTACGTGCAGAGTTAAAGGGTACTAAACGAAACACTTTAGGTCGTATATATCGTTCTATATTTGAGCCACTCTGTTATGGAGTAGGTAAAATTAAAATGGCATTTGGAGAATAACATGGAAGAAGATACACTTCAAGAATATAAATCAACTTTAATGTCACGATATGATGGCTTACAAGATGAAGAGAAAGCCACATTGCGTGGTTTAAATGGTACTGCAGAATCTATGGTTCTAGAAAAATTATTAGGACCAGAGATGGAAGACGTAGGAATGATGATAGCATCAAGACCTGCACCAACTGCAATGCCTAAAAAACGTGGTTTAGCTACACGATAAACTAGCTTATTTGCTGGCTACTCATCCCCCTACCAACATAGGCTACGGTGGCCCCAGTTAGGAAATAACATGAACGAAACAGTAATGGCTGAAGAGCCAAAAGCAGAAGTTAAAGTTGCATTTGCAACACGTAAATACTCAAACGACGAAAAGCGTAAAGCTGAAGAGGAAGAACTAGAAGCCCTTATAAAAGAAAATAAAGGTGAGGGTGAAGAAGAAAAGGTAGAAGCAGAAGAAGCTGAACCAGATAGTGCAGAAGAAAAAACATTTAAGAAACGATATGGAGACCTACGTAGACATTCTCAAGAAACAAAAACATCCTTAGAGAAACAGATTAATGATCTTCGTAAACAACTTGATAAAAGCACTAAACAAGAAATTAAACTACCAAAGTCAGATGAAGATATAGATGCATGGGCAGAACAATATCCTGATGTAGCAGCAATCGTAGAAACTATTGCAATTAAAAAAGCACGTGAACAATCAAAAGATTTAGAAGATCGTGTAAAAGAAATAGATGCAATGCGTGAGACTGCTAATAAAGAAAAAGCAGAAGTAGAGTTAATGAAACTCCACCCTGACTTTGGTGAAATAAGAGACAGTGATGACTTTCATAACTGGGCAACAGAACAACCTAAGTGGGTTCAAGAAGCTCTATATGAAAATGATGAAGATGCTAGATCTGCAGCAAGGGCAATAGACCTTTACAAGATAGATAAGAACATCACACCTAAAAAGTCATCAACCAATAAAGAAGCTGCACGTTCTGTAAATAGTAAACAGACACGTAATACTCCAGAAACTGACAGGAGTAGTGGTGGCTTTAAGGAATCTCAAGTGTCTAAAATGACGGCACAAGAGTATGAGCGCAACGCAGATGCAATAATGGAAGCTATCCGTTCAGGACGTTTTGATTACGATGTATCTGGAAATGCTCGTTAAAAGAGATTGACAAATAGAAAAAAATAGATATAACTATAGTCATACTCTTTAGTAGCCCCAGTTTAACTGGTTACCTACTACACTAACTAAATCGCAAAACAAGAAAAGTCTTTAAGATTACCTGATAAACATGGCCTATCAAATACATAGTAGCGCAACCTTGTATGAGATACACCCTACGTAAATCAGCCCCGTGAGTACATTTGATTGATTTGCATCTGTGAAATATGCTATAAATAGGAGATTATAAAATGGCATTTAGTTCCGCAGCAGGTTATGGAAACCTGCCTAACGGTAATTTTAGTCCAGTAATCTACAGCAAACAGGTGCAACTTGCTTTCCGCAAGTCATCTGTTGTAGAAGCAGTCACCAATAACGATTACTTTGGTGAGATTGCTAACATGGGCGATACCGTTAAAATAATAAAAGAACCAGAAATCACAGTTAAGGCCTACACACGTGGTACAACAATTCTACCACAAGATCTTGACGATGAAGATTTCTCGTTGACAATAGATAAATCTAATTACTATGCTTTTAAGATTGATGATATTGAAGACGCACATAGCCACGTAAACTTTATGAGCCTTGCTTCTGATAGAGCAGCTTATAGATTGGCTGACCAGTTTGACCAAGACGTACTTGGTTATCTATCAGGTTTCAAACAATCCTCTCTTCACGGATCACCAGACACAGTTAACGCAACTGTAAATGGTTCTGTGGCAGTTTCAACAGCAGGAACAGATGAACTTCTTTCCAGCATGAAACTAGTAAAAGGTGACTTTGGTAACATTACTACTAGTTCAGCAGGAACTCACTCAATTCCTATCGCTCCACGTATGCCGGGTGCAACATCCTTGCCAACAGCTACAGCGTCACCAATCATGGTGATATCTCGTATGGCTAGACTACTTGATCAACAGCAAGTTGATACAAATGGTCGTTGGCTAGTTGTAGATCCTGTGTTTATGGAAATGCTTCGTGACGAAGACTCACGTTTACATAATGCAGACTTTGGAGAATCAGGAAGTATACGAAACGGCCTAGTTATTAATAACTTGGGTGGTTTCAGAGTGTATAGTTCAAGCAATCTACCATCAGTTGGCACAGGTCCGGGTACTTCTGGTACAGCAAACCAAATTGCTAACTACGGTGTAATTGTAGCTGGACATGACTCTGCTGTTGCTACTGCAGAGCAGATCAATAAGACTGAGACATATCGTGACCCTGACAGTTTCTCTGACATTGTTCGTGGTATGCATTTGTATGGCAGAAAGATACTTCGTCCAGAAGCTCTTGTTAACGCCAAATATAACGCAGCTTAAAGGGAGATTAAAAAATGGCTACTATAACATCACTTTTACTTCCTGCAACAGGTAACTCCAACAGAGGACGTATGCCTTACCAAGTTGAGTTAAGTATTGACTTGACTGCACAGGCTATTGATTGTTCTTCTGGTGACGTAGTACAATGTATTACACTACCAGCGAATACTCATATCCTTCATGCTGGTGTTCAAGTTGTAGAATCTGCAACAATGGACACAGGTACAAATGCTACTATAACATTGGGTGCAGCAGACGCTGACGAATATGTTACAGCATTTGATATTGATGGTGCATCAGACTTGGCATATGCTCCAAGCGTTACACCTTCAGCAGAAGTTGTCCTGTCTTCAGCAGATACACTAGACCTGACTTTTGCAGGTGACGGTGCTACCTTCTCAGCAGGTAAACTTAGAGTTTACGCTCTATTGATGGACGTTTCTGAGCAAGGAAGCTCATCAGCTAATGAAGTTGATAGAGACTATCTAGCATAAAAACACATGGGGAGGCTGGACTAATCTGGCCTCTCCAACTTTATAACAATGAAAGATTGTATCTATGGCAGAATCCTACTTAACCTTAACTAATAAAGTGCTTGCACGATTAAACGAAGTTGAATTAACAAGTTCAACCTTTTCTTCGTCTAGAGGTATTCAAACTCAAGCTAAAACAGCTATTAATGAAGCTGTTAGATACATAAACCAAAGAGAATTTAATTATCCATTTAATCATGCAACAGATTCAGAAACACTTGTTGCAGGTACATTTAAATACAGTATACCAGCAACAGCTAAGTTAGCTGACTATGATACATTTCGTATTGTAAAGGACTCTGACTTAGGTACAAGTGGTGGTAAACTAAATAGTATGAACTATAAAGAATATATAGAAGATCACGTTACACAAGAAGATGAAATTGTAACCACAACATTAAATGGATCACATTCTAGTTCTGTAACTACACTAACACTTACATCTACCACAGACTTTGATTCTGCAGGTAGTGCTTATATAGGTAGTGAGATTATATCTTATACTGGTGTAAGTGGAAATGACTTAACAGGTGTTACACGTGGAACACAATCTACTACTGCAGCTACACACGCTAGTGGTGTACAGGTAGCACAGTTTGACAATGGTAGTGTGCCAACACATGTAGTAAGAACACTAGATAACAATTACATATTGTATCCTTGTCCAGAAAAAGCATACACTATAAAGTATGATTACTTTACATTTCCTACTGATATGGATGCACATGGAGATACAACTACTATACCTGATAGATTTGCAGCCGTTATTGTAGATGGTGCAACTGCATTTATATATCAGTATCGTGGTGAAACACAGCAATATGCAATTAACTTTACTAGATTTGAGCAAGGCATAAAAAATATGCAAACTCTTCTAATAAATAAATATGATTATTTAAGGTCTACTTATATAACTAGAAATCATATAGGAAGTCCTACTTCAACTTTTAGGTCTATTTAAATATGCCTGATCAATCACAAGTACAACCGTTTTCGTTTAACTGTGAAGGCGGTTTAGTTTTAAACAAGTCTACGTTTATTATGGAACCCGGACAGGCACTAGAGTTAACTAACTTTGAGCCAGACGTTGAAGGTGGATACAGACGTATCAATGGTTTTAAACCTTACGTGTATCAACAAGTTCCTGAAACTACACTAAGTACTGAGCCTATACTCATGTCTGCACTATTTAATAATTACATTCTTGCTGCTAGAGGTGAGAAGATATATAGTTCAGCTAGTACAACGCTAAGGCAAAAGATTACTGCATCTACTGCTATGACAGGATCTGGAACTATTAATGTAAATTCTACTACTTCATTTAGTTCTAGTGGTACTGTAGGTATTAACTCAGAAATATTTACATATACAGGTAAGACAGCTACAACTCTTACTGGTGTTACACGGGCTACTAGTAGTACAACTGCTGCTGCCCACTCTGCTTCAGATACGGTATCAGAAAGTTGGACAGAAAGAGATACAGGCAGAACCTCTGCTGCTAAATATAAGTTTGAAAGATTTAACTTTGATGGCAACGATAAGTTTATTTTTGTAGATCAAGTAAATGCACCAACTGTATTTAATACATCTTTATCTGCTACAGATGTATCATCCGCAGGTGGTGGAGAAGTAAGCACTGTTGTTACAGGTGCTAAACATGTAGCTGCATTTAAGAGCCATATGTTCTACTCAGGAATGTCTAGTACACCACAAGAGTTAGTGTTTAGTGTTCCATTTGATGAAGACAACTTTGCTACAGGGAGTGGTGCAGGGAGCATTAAAGTTGACGATACAATCGTAGGACTAAAAGTTTTCCGTGAAGATTTATTTATCTTTTGTGAAAACAGAATATTTAAACTGTCAGGAACTACAAGTTCTAACTTTGCTATTGTGCCTGTCACTCGTAACATTGGGTGTGTAAATGGTGATACAATACAGGAATTTGCTGGTGACTTAATATTCTTAGGACCAGACGGATTACGTACTATTGCTGGTACTGCTAGAATTGGTGACGTTGAACTTGGTACAATTAGTTCTAATGTACAGTCTATATTTAGAGAAAACATTAGTGCATCAGAAAACTTTACATCACTAGTTATACCTGATAAGACACAATACAGAATATTTTTCTCTAAAGAGGGTGGCGCACAAGCTGCTACATTAGGAGTTATATGTGTACTAAAAGGACAAAACTTTGAGTTTTCACAAATAAAAGGTATACGTCCTAACTGTACAGACAGTGTTGTAGAAGCAGGAAATGTTATACCTGTACATGGTGGTTTTGATGGGTACGTATATAGACAAGACCAAGGTGATACATTTAATGGTGCTTTAGTTCAAGCTAAGTATCGTAGTCCTGATCTTACCTTTGGAGATCCGGGCATTAGAAAACACATGCAAAGGGTAAATATTAACTACGCACCTGAATCAACTATTGACGCAGACATGTTTGTACGGTATGATTACGAAGATGCAAACTCCACACGACCTGCAGCGTATGCGTTAGATAGTTTAGATGTAGGTGGTGTTTATGGGGCTTCAGTCTATGGCACATCTGCGTATGGTGGTCCTTCATCACCAATCGTTAGAAAATCAGTAGAGGGTTCAGGCTTTGCTGTAGCATTAAGAGTAGAAGATGGGGCTAATTCAACTGGCCCGTATTCGTTAAAAGGATTTCAAATGGAGTTTCAATTAGGGGCTAGAAGATAATGGGTGCAACCTACACAAGACAATCAACTTACGCAGATGGAGATACCATAACTGCGGCACATACGAATGATGAGTTTGACCAACTCTTAGCTGCTTTTGCATCAAGTTCAGGACACACTCACGATGGTACAGCAGCAGAAGGTGGACCTATTACATCATTATTAGGTAACACACTTACCTTTGGGGCCGCTACTGCAGGTACAGACATTACGATTACCTTTGACGGTGAGACTAATGACGGTGTACTTAAATGGATGGAAGACGAAGACTACTTTGAGTTCTCTGATGATATACTTGTAGCGTCTACAGAAAAACTACAACTTCGTGATACAGGTATATACCTATACTCATCTACTGATGGACAGCTAGATGCTATTGCAGATGGTGAAGTAGCTATTACATCCCCTATAGTAGACATTGATGCATCTACAGGTATTGCTCTTGATGGTGCAAACCTTAACTCTACGTGGACAGTTAATACAACAAATAAAATACAGTGGCGTGATTCTGGGTTGTATATCAACTCCAGTACAGATGGACAGTTAGACATTGTAGCTGACTCAGAAGTACAGATAGCTGCAACAACCGTAGATATAAATGGTAACGTAGATGTATCTGGAACTCTTGCAGTTGCAGGTGTCTTAACGGGAGCATCCCTAGACATTAGTGGTGACATAGACATTGATGGTACTACAAACTTAGATGTTGTAGATATTGATGGCGCAGTTGATATGGCATCTACACTTACAGTTGCAGGGGTAGTTGACATAACTGATACTACAGATTCTAGTGACGCTACAGGTGACACAGGAGCTTTACGAACTGAAGGTGGAGCAAGTATAGCTAAGAAACTATATGTAGGAACAGACTTAGACGTAGATGGAACAACAAACCTTGACGCAGTAGACATTGACGGAGCAGTACAGCTAGATGCTACTCTGACAATAGGAGCTAACGACCAAGGTTACGATGTTATACTCTACGGTGACACAGCATCAGCTAATATGACTTGGGATACATCAGCAGATGACTTGATCTTTAATGGTGCAGCAGGACTTATTGTACCTGACGGACAGTTTACTTTAGGTAGTACAGCAGTATCCGCAACCGCAGCAGAAATTAACTTAATTGATGGCGGTACATCAAGAGGTACAACTGCTGTAGCTTCAGGTGACGGTATCCTTATCAATGACGCTGGCACAATGAGGATGACTAATGTAGACACTGTATCTACTTACTTTGCTGGACACAGTGTTGGTGGCAGTAATATCGTTACAACTGGTGCATTAAACTCAGGCTCTATTACGTCTGGCTTTGGGTCTATAGATATAGGCTCTAGTGCTTTATCAACAACAGGGTCTGTTACACTAGGAGCTACATCTTTTGGTGACAATAATATAACAAATGTTGGAGATATTGCCCTTGATTCAATAAGTGCAGATGGTACAGATATTAACGTAGCTGTGTCAGATAACTCAGCTACAGCTTTTACAATTAAACAAGGGTCAGATGCTTATCTTATAATTGATACAGCTAACAGCAGTGAGTCTGTATCTATTGGTACAGGTATATCTGGTACAGCCATTAGTATAGGACACAGTACATCTGAAGTTACCTTTGGAGACAATGTTACAGTAACAGGTGATTTTACTGTCAACGGTACAACCACTACAGTTAATACAGCTAACTTAACTATTACAGATCCACTCGTTAAGTATGGTCAAGGTGCTACAGGTACTTCAGTTGACCAAGGCTTTATTGTTACCCGTGGAGATGGTTCAAGTAGTAACACTGCAAATAGAGGCTTTATCTGGGATGAGTCTGCGGATGAGTTTGCAACCATTGCAGCTAACACAGAAGCAGGTACTACAGCAGGTAACGTAACTATAAATGACTACGCACCTTTACACGTAGGAGCAATAACAGCAGATGATAACTCTACGTTCTCAGGTGAAATTGCTGCAGCATCTCTTGATATTTCTGGTGACATAGATGTAGATGGTACAACTAACCTAGACGCTGTAGATATTGATGGTGCAGTGCAACTAGACGCTACACTTACTATTGGTGCTAATGATCAGGGTTATGATGTAATATTATATGGTGACACTGCCTCTGCAAATATGACTTGGGATACTTCTGCTGATGATTTAATTTTTAATGGGGCTGCAGGTTTAATTGTTCCTGATGGGCAACTAACGCTTGGTAGTACAGCCATATCTACAACTGCTGCAGAAATTAACCTAATTGACGGTGGAACTGCTAGAGGAACAACTGCTGTAGCTTCAGGAGATGGTATACTTATTAACGATGGTGGTACAATGCGTATGACTAACGTAGATACTGTGTCTACATATTTCTCTAGTCACAATGTTGGTGGTGGTAACATTGTTACAACAGGTGCTTTAAACTCAGGTTCTATTACCTCTGGTTTTGGTGCAATAGATAACGGTGCATCAAACATTACAAATGGTGGACTAGTTCACTTAGATGTAGACGCTGACGCTGATGACGTTTCAGGAGACAGTGCAACAGGTAGACTCTCACTAGGTGCAGGACAAGACCTTAACTTGTATCACGGAGGTACAAACTCTTACATTGTTAACGACACAGGTAACTTAGTTATAAATACTGGGGCATCTGATGCAGACATTGCATTTAGTGGCAATGACGGTGGTAGCGCAATAACCGCTGCTACCTTTGATATGTCTGAGAAAGGGGCATTTTTAATAGGTGACTTACAGGAACAAACTCACGGTGGTCGTATAAGTCAAACTGTGGTATCTGGAGATTCTGTCATCTCCATAATGTCTCGTTCTGCAACGGATTCTCATCAACCTGAGATAACTTTTATGAAAACTCCAGCCACAAGTGGTAACTATACGGCTACTGCTGATGGGGAGGCACTTGGAACAATTAAATTTAGAGGTGTAAATACTTCTGCTGTAGCAGACATAGGCGCACAAATACGGGCAGTTCAGAATGGAACAGAGTCTGGAACAGTGCCAGCAAATTTAATATTTAGTACAAATGAAACAGATAGATTAACAATAGCTGCTAATGGTACAGCTAGTTTTAGTGCTAGTGTTGTAGCAGAAACAGACACAGATACATCTAATACAGGTAGTGTTACATTAAACTTTGCTGAACATCAAAACTTTGTGTTAACTTTTACAGGCAACGTGACTCTAGCTAACCCCTCTACTGAGACTGTAGGACAGTCAGGCTTTATAGCGTGTATACAAGATGGAACAGGATCACGTACATTGTCTTTAGGAACAGATTATGAAACAGCAGGTGGATCAGGTATTACTCTAAGTACGACAGCAGGTGCTACAGATCTTGTACCTTATGTAGTTATTGCAGCCAACCGTATTCTACTTGGCGCACCCCAGTTGGCGTTCTCCTAATGAGTGGTCCTTTTGGTTCATCACAGTGGATGTATGCTTCTGGTGGGTTTTATGATTTTGAAATAAGTAACTCTCTTAAATTTGATAATGCAAGCAATCAAAATTTAGTTTTTACTCCAAGTTCAGCAGGAAATTTAAGAGCTTGGACGCTAAGTATGTGGGTAAAACGCAGTAATATTTCTGACCAAGACCACAATATATTTTCTGCTAATGCTGAAGATAACTTTAGATTTATGGCTGACGATACTTTTAATGGTAGTATGTATTCTGCCGCTCGTAGTGCGGAGTATGCAAATTTTGATACTAGCAGTGTCTACAGAGATGGTTCAGCGTGGTATAATATTGTCTATAGTTGGGATAGTAACAACGGCACAGCGGCAAATAGATTGCGTGTATTTGTTAATGGTGTAAATCAAACAGGTTTAAGTGGTGACAATAGTTATCCTAGTCAAAACACTGATAGCTCAACAAATCTTGCAATTTCACACGCCATAGGAAAACAAGCTAATTCTACTGCTAGGAATTTTGATGGATATATAGCAGAAGTTAATTTTACTGACGGGACTACTAATGACGCATCAGCTTTTGGCGAATACAAAAACGACATATGGATTCCTAAAGATACGTCAGGTTTAACTTTTGGTACTAATGGATATAGATTGCAATTTAAACAAACGGGTACAGGACAAAATGCTCTTGGTGTAGGTGCTGATACTAGCGGTAATGATAATCATTTTGCTGCATCAAATATAACAGCAAGTGATGTAGTTACAGACAGTCCTACGAATAACTTTGCTACTATAAATTCACTTTCAAATCCATCTACTGTTACAAGTGGAAATACATTTAGTGAAGGAAATCTCAAGCTGGCCTTTTCAACTGCGGCTGGTACATTTCCAAGTGTATTAGGTACATTTCCAATGGTAACAGGTAAATGGTACTGGGAATTTTCCTACGATTATGATTCAAATATTAATGCTGGTTTTGGGGTTTACAATCAAACAACAGGTTTAACAACAGATTACGGTGGTAGCCAAAGTGGTTTAGATGATGCTGGTTTTGCTATTTTTAGAACTAGTGTAATTCAAAAAGCATATTTAAATACACTAACAACTGTACACTCAAGCTCTTTTGCTGACCCAATTATTATAGGGGTTATGTTTGATGCAGATAATGGAAAACTATATATAAAGTTTGCTAATGCTGAATTAGCTGGTCAAACTATTTCAAATGGCACTACTATTTTTGACACTTTTACAACTGGTAAACTTTATATGCCAGCCATATATCATGGAGATGGTGGAAGTGGTACAAAAACAGGCACTATATATGCAAACTTTGGACAAGATTCTTCTTTTAGTGGTAGCCAAACAGCACAAGGTAACACAGATGCAAATGGTAAAGGTGACTTCTACTACGCACCACCGTCAGGATACTTAGCTCTATGCACAGCTAATCTTCCTGACCCAGTTAAAACAATAGACCCAGCCCAAGGCGGTTCTCCTCAAGATTATTTTAATTCTACGCTTTATACAGGAACAGGTTCTCTTCTTGCAGTAACAACAGGATTTCAACCAGATTGGACTTGGATTAAATCTAGAAATGCTACTGACCAACATGTCGTACAAGACTCTGTAAGAGGTAATTTTGTACTTTATCCAGATTCAACTCAAACTGAAGGTGCAACTGGTGGTGGATGGGTTACTGAAACATCAACTGGATTTACGGCTGATGCTAATGGCCCAATCAACACTAGTGGAGATACTTACGTAGCGTGGAACTGGAAAGCTGGAACTGCATTTAGTAATGACGCAAGTGCTACAGGCGTTGGTTCTATAGACAGTTCAGGAAGTGTGAACACTGATGTTGGGTTTAGTATTATTAGTTATACATCAACTACTGGAACAGTTGCTCACGGTTTAGGCGTAGCTCCTAATGTAATTATAATAAAACCTAGAAACAATACAGACCAATGGACTGTTGGACATGATTCTTTAGCTACTTCAGATGCTTGGAATTATGGAATACCTTTAAATACTACTGCAGCAAAGCAAACTAACAGTGGTTTTTGGAATAATACTGCCCCTACTTCTTCAGTTTTCTCTACTGGAAGTTGGAACAATAGCTATAATATAATTGCCTACTGTTTTGCTAGTGTAGACGGCTACTCAAAGTTTGGCTCATACGAGGGAAATTCAAATGCAGATGGCCCGTTTGTTTATACTGGGTTTAGACCAGCTTGGCTTTTAATAAAAAAAATAAATTCAACAGATGACTGGGCAATTCACGACAGCAAACGAGTTGATTATGGTACAAATTCAAACCCTATTGATGATTATTTAAAACCAAATAGTACTGCTGTAGAAGGAGATGATGGTGCATCTGTTGACTTTCTTTCTAATGGTTTTAAGTGGCGAATAAATAGTGGAATGAGAAATAATAGTGGAGACACATACATCTATATGGCTTTTGCTGAACAACCCTTTAAGTACGCTAACGCTAGGTAAGGAAACACAGTATGCCTTGGAAATATAACAATGAAAGAGTCATTAAAGAAGGTAAGCCTTGGCAGGATGATGAAGGCATAAAACATCCTTGGTGTTGGGCTAGATGGGATGACGAATATAAAGGATCTAAGGGTCTAGTTTGGTATGAGGATGAAAAACCGTGAGTAAAGAACAAAACAACAGTTGGCATTTAAGTAAGTCTGTGCCTGTAACACTTATAGTAGCACTTGTACTACAAGCAGCCGCAATCGTATGGACTGTATCACAGATGCAATCAAGTATAGCATCCAATTCTGACAACCTCATACGATTAGAAACACGAACAGAGAAGCTAGAGATGGCAGTGCAAGGCCAAGCTGTAGCTTTAGCACGAATAGATGAGAACATAAAAGCAATACGAACTCACGTAGAGCGTATAGCATCTAAGGATTAAGGATAAAAGAATGTTACAATTTCAGGGATTTAAACCAGACGCATTGAATCGCATGGCTAAGACTATGGGATACTCAGGAGACATGAAGGAGTTTGATAAATTTCTAAGTGAAAATCCTGATAAAAAAGAGATGATGGATGTGTACTCTGAAAAAGCTAAAGAGATGATGATGGGTGGCTATGTAAAAGGCTATGCTAATGGTGGTGTTGTACAACCTAACATAGCTTATTATAGAATGCCAGATGGTAGTGTGGCTACAGATGACCCAATGAGAGTGTCTCAAGTAATAGGTCCAAAAGATACAGGAACACCAATATCCTTTGCTGAATATCAACAGGGTACGCC